TTGCTATACTTGAGCCCGTTCTGATTGGTGAAGCCACCGTCAGTCGGGCTACACTCCACAATATGAAATATATCACTGAGCTAGGATTAGAGATTGGCTGCGCTGTCGAAGTAATTCGATCCGGTGAAATTATTCCGAGAGTCGTTAGACGAATAGAAGGAGAAACGTATGTTTGAAGATGAAGATCATGCTGAAAATATTTTTGGCTGGGTAGGTCTCAAGGATAATGGGGATCATTATGTTTCTCAAGTAGGAGTATATGATTACTTTTGGTCTTTAAAAGAAGACACTCGTACAAAAATTTTAGAAGGATGGATTTCTGCGATAGAAGCCTATTTAGATCCTGATTTTATAAAAGAAGTAATAAATGCAGATGAGGGAACCATATATATCTCAGAGACTCTTGAATCTGTAGAAGACAAGCCTAGTGCAAATATTATACAGTTTCCGAGGAAGAATGAGCGGAGTATATAATCTTACATACTTTGAGAATCATCCCGAAGAAGCAGAAAAAGACGGAGTCCTTTATTGCGTTGTATTAGTCAACAAAAAGACTAATAAAAGAGAATGTTTAAAAGTTGGAATCGCCTCTGGCAGAAACTGGAAAGACGTTCTTCGACGCAGTAAAGGATTTTCGCACTACGAAGCGCGCATTTTAAGAACGTATCGTAGTACATTATTTAATGTGTGGAAACTTGAACAAGCTCTACACGAAGAGTTTAAAGAGTACAGTTACTTACCAACGGAAAATTTTGGCGGATATACAGAGTGTTTCGAAATTCGAAAAGAAATTATTTCAGCTATACCAGCACAAAAATAGTTCTTGACATATCAACTCAAACCGCGTATAATATCTATTCAATCGTTGGAGAAAGGCTTTGAAAGAAATCATAGCACCTACAAACTGTCCGTCATGTGGTTTTTCCTTGCAATGGGAGAATGACCAGTTGTTTTGCTATAATCCTTCTTGTGAGTCCAAGACTTACAAACTCATCGAGCATTTCGCTTCCACATTGAAAATCAAGGGTATGGGACCATCAACTATTCAAAAGCTCAGGATAACTACAATTCCACAAATATATGAACTGAGCTTAGGTGAAATGGTAGAAGCCCTTAACTCTGAAAAAATTGCTGTAAAACTATTTGACGAGATTCAGGACAGTAAGAAAGCTAGTCTTTCTGAAGTACTGCCCGCTTTTTCAATTCCACTCATTGGAAAAAGTGCATCCGCCAAATTGTGTGCAGTAATCAGCTCAATCTACAACTTAAATGAAGAGGCTTGTACTACAGCGGGGCTTGGACCCAAAGCAAGCAAAAATTTGCTAGACTGGTACAGTACCAAATTTCTCCGCGAGTACAAGTGGTTACCTTTCTCTTTTGAGTCTGTAGATGTTGTATCTGCTATTGCCCCGAAAGGCACGATCTGTATCAGTGGCAAACTGATGTCTTTCAAAACTAAGGCAGAAGCAGAAAAAGCTCTCACAAATCGTGGATGGATTGTAAAATCTTCTCTTACAAAAGATGTGACTCATCTTGTAAACGAGAGCGGTCTGGAAAGTTCCAAGACAAAAAAGGCTAGAGAAAGTGGAATCTCTATTATCACTAATCTAAATCAACTTATAGGAAAATAAAAATATGGCAATTCCAAAGTGGACTGATGAGCGCACCGCAGCTCTTACTGATTTTGTCGGTAGCGAATCACCAGTATCTTATAGTACGGTTGTCGAAGCTGCTGACCAGCTCGAAACCTCTCCCCGTTCTGTAGCTTCCAAGCTGCGTAAAATGGGTCATGAAGTAGAATCTTCTGCTTCTGTAACTTCTCGTGCTTTCACGGATGCACAAGAAAACACTCTCCGTAGCTTTGTTACGGATAACTCAGGTGCTTATACCTACGGCCAAATCGCTGAAGCCTTCGAAGGCGGCGAGTTCTCTTCAAAGCAGATTCAGGGCAAACTACTGTCTATGCAACTGACTGAGCATGTGAAGCCTACTCCAAAGGTAGAAACTCCTCGCTCTTTCACTGAAGCTGAAGAAGCTGAGTTTGTAAAGCACGCTGGTAGCGGTGCATACCTCGAAGATATCGCAGAAGCTCTCGGGCGTTCTGTAAATCAAATTCGTGGTAAGGCTTTGTCTTTGTTGCGTCAAGGTGCTATTGATGCAATTCCTGCTCAGAAAGAGAGCAAGGCAAATGCTAAAGTTGACCCTCTCGAAGGCGTTGACGTTGCAGCGATGACTGTAGAAGAAATCGCAGAGCAGATCGGTAAAACGGCGCGTGGTGTTAAGACGATGCTTACTCGTCGTGGCTTGACTGCCTCTAACTACGACGGAGCGGCCAAAGCAGCTAAGGCTGCCGGCTAATCCGTTTCCCCCCGAGCTGGGGTGAGGTTTGCGCCTTGCTCCAGCTTTTTATCGCACAAAGTTTATTACGGAGATGGTAAGTGAATCTGGCAAGTGTCCTACTCAAGACTATTATCGCGAATTGCGATATGGACACTTGGGCGAACTGTCAGAAACATTACTTTCCAGCCGAGTATTCTTCTATTTGGACTTATGTAAATAAGTACGTAGAAGATCATAGTATACTTCCTACCTTTCAAGATTTGCGTCTCGCAGTACGGGACGCAACTCTTCGTGATCGTTTTATCGCTCTTGAAAAAGTTGAAGACCTTGAGATTGAGGGAGCAACTCTTCTCGAATATCTAAAGAACGAGTATACTCAAATTGAGATTATGAATCAGTTAGAAAAGTATCTGACTGACTCTATCGCAATGGAGTCTGCTCAAGAGAATATTGAGCATCTACAAAGTATTGTTCTTGACCTTGAAGAAAAAGTAGAGCTAAAAGATACTAGTACAAATATGAGAAAAATGGAACTGTTCGAGCCAAAAGAAGAGCTTGAGCGTTTTGTTCCGCTTGGCTTGAATATTGATTTTGATCGTATTCAATCCTTTGGCCCGTCCGACTTTGTATTGGTAGGTGGAAAGCGTGGTGCAGGTAAATCAATCACCTGTGCCAATATTGCTTCGAATGCCTATGAACAAGGTAACTCTGTAATTTACTTTACTATTGAGATGACCGCTCGTAGTATCATGCAGCGATGCTGTTCTATTTCTACGGGAGTTCCCGCCGCCGCAATTCGTAATCGAAACCTTTCTATTGGTGAGTGGGAACAGGTCGCTCGTTGGTGGTCTGAAAGATTCGAGGATGGTGAGAGAGCACTCTCTCGCTATCTCTCGCATCGAGACTTTGATAAGTATCATGGCGAACTTACTGCAAAACCTTTGCGTGAGAAGCAGCTTGATATTGTCTATACACCTTCTCTTACTCTTGCAAACATTCGCACAGAGTTGGATAAGAAAGTTGCAAAACTACAGCCTCGAATTGTGGTTGTAGATTATATTAACCAGGTCAAGCGTTCTGCTTTTGGCAATAGTCGCATGGGTCAGTATGACTGGACAGAGCAGATTGAAGTAAGTAAGGCTTTGAAGACTTACGCACAAGACTATGGTGTAGTAATGGTGTCTCCTTACCAAATTGATGCTTTAGGTGAAGCTCGATTTGCTAAGGGTATACTTGATGCCGCAGATGCGGCTTTTACTCTTGATGCGCACAACAAAGAAGATAATATTATTAGCTTCAATTGTGCAAAGATGAGAAACAGCGATGAAGTAAGTTTTACTTCTACGATGGATTGGGCATCTCTTCGTATCGGTCCTGAGACTGGATATATTCCAAAGGATGATGGTGGTCCTTCTGAGGATGTATACGAGCTATGAGCGCAGTAATAGATCTATTAGAAGAGAGAGGTATTTATTATCGGATGTCTGGAAAAGACGTGCTGATTAAATGCCTTAACCCAGAACACGAAGATCGAAACCCAAGTATGAGAATTGATAAAGTATTGGGCGTCTTTCACTGTTTCTCTTGCGGGTACAAAGGAAGTCTCTTTCGGCACTATAATGTAGATTATAGTGAGACAGAAATACGACGAGAAAAACTGAAAAGATTATTGTCTAACATACGTTCTTCAGGAGTAGGACTGTCAATGCCAGAAGGCTACATGCCATATCTTGGTAATTGGAGAGATATCAAACCAGAAACTTATCGAAAGTTTAACGCATTTCGGCATCATGATACCCACTTTATTGGTAGAATTAATTTTCCAATTACAGATGCAAGTGGTAGAATAGTGTGTTTTCAGGGAAGAGATGAAACAGGAACACTCGATAATAAGTATATGTTCTACCCTAGTGGTGTGAAGTTACCTCTCTTTCCACAAGTTCGCCCACTTCAGGGGCGTGTCATTCTTGTGGAAGGAATATTTGATATGATGAATCTACACGACAAGGGACTTGACAACGCCATCTGTTGTTTTGGTGTAAAGAATTTTAATGAAACAAAGTTTAACTATCTCAAGATTTCCGGCGTGACAGGGCTTGATCTCCTGTTTGATGCAGACCAGGCAGGAGAACAAGCAGCCGAACACGTCAAGAAACTTGCAAAGAATTTTCCTGTGAGAGTGATAAATCTACGATCTGGTGATCCAGGTTCACTCTCACAGCCACAAGTAACAGGACTACGGAGAAAACTCTATGGCTAGTGTAGCCGTGATTGAAACAAAACCAAGTAGAAACGACTATGTTCGACTTTTCGATAATGAGTTCGAGTTCGATCGTTTCTCTCTTACTTCAGACCCCAATCTTACAAAAGTGCTAAAGAAAGACGTGGACCTGGAGTTCGACCCCGACGCCTATGAGTGGGTAATTCTCGTAGGCTCAGAACCTTTAAAGTTTTATACAAAGGTTACTCAGGTAATGCAATATGCCGGTACAATTGTAGACGAGAAGTTTCTTCCTACAATTAATCCTGCGATGCTTGCATTTAAGCCTGAAGCAAAGAAAACATGGGACGATGCCAAGACAAATATTCTTGGTTACATTGCTGGTACAAAAAAGAAAGCAGAGATTAATGATGAAAAGTTTATCGGAATCACAGAAAAAGCAGATACTCTCGCCTATATTCAAAGATGTATTGATTCGCCTTACGACTTCGTTGGAATCGATTCTGAAACGACTGGCCTCTATCCTCGCAATGGGCATATTCTCGGTATCTCTCTTAGCTCTGCTCCTGATTCTGGGGCTTATATTAATGCAGACGTTATTGACGATGATGTAGAAGTAAAACTTCAGGAACTCTTTGATAAGAAGAGAATGGTATTCCACAACGCCAAGTTTGACGTTCCGATGTTTGAGTATCATTTCAATGTGCAAATTAAAGCTTTTGAAGATACGATGCTTATGCACTACATGATTGACGAGAATCCAGGCACTCACGGCCTGAAGATGCTCGCCATGAAGTACACAGACTATGGTGACTATGAAAAACCAATGTATCAGTGGATGGAAGACTATCGAAAGAGCCACGGTGTGCTCAAAGATGATTTCAAGTGGGAGTGGATTCCCTTTGAAGTGATGAAGACTTATGCCGCCATTGATGCCTGTGCTACCTTCATGCTGTTTGAAAAGTTTGAAAAAGCTCTGAAGAAGGGAAATCCCAATCTAATGAGAGTGTATAAGAACATTCTTCTTCCAGCGTGTAGATTTCTAATGGATGTACAAGATGCTGGTGTACCTTTCAGCCGTGATCGCCTGCTCGCAGGACAGGATCTAATGCTAGAAGAGATTACAAAAGCAGTAGAAAACCTTCAATCGCACGAAGCTGTAATTGCTTTTCAGCAAGCCGAAGGAAAGGAGTTTAATCCGAACAGTGTAATGCAATTGCGTAAGTTGCTTTTCGATTATGCTCAACTCGAACCAACAGGAATCAAAACTGAAAAAGGAGAACACTCAACAAATTCAGAGGTACTAGAGAAGCTCTCACTTCAGCACGAGATTCCTCGTTTGATTCTCGACGTTCGTAAAAAGACAAAGATTAAAAATACTTATCTTGATAAGATTATTCCACAGCTTGATCGTGATAGTCATCTAAGAACGAACTTCAATCTGCACGGTACAACTTCAGGTCGTCTGTCATCAAGTGGAAAACTGAATATGCAACAGATTCCTCGTGATGATCCAATCGTCAAAGGGTGTATCAAAGCATCCGAAGGCAATAAGATTGTGGCTATGGACTTAACAACTGCTGAAGTGTATGTCGCCGCTGTTCTTGCAGACGATATCGAGTTGCAGGATGTATTTCGTTCAGGTGGAAACTTTCACTCTACAATTGCACACAAAGTATTTCGACTCGACTGCGAGATTGATGAAGTTGCAGAGAAGTACTCCACCTATCGTCAGGCTGCAAAAGCTGTAACTTTCGGTATTATGTATGGCGCTGGCCCACATAAGATTGCTGAACAGGTTACAAAAGACGGTGGAAGAATGTCTGTAGATGAAGCACGACAAGTAATTAAAGAATACTTTGGAGCTTTCTGGAAACTCGAAGAGTGGATTGAAAACCAAAAGAAAGCAATTCTAAAGAATGGTAGTATCTATTCTCATTTTGGTCGTAAGCGTCGTCTTCCGGACGTGCTTTCTGACAACAAAGGAGTACAGGGACACGCTGTTCGTTCAGGGTTGAACTTTTTAGTTCAGTCCGCTGCTTCAGATATTAATCTAATTGGAGCTATTGAAGCACACGCACGTATTAAAGCGAAAGGAATGAAGAGTAAAATCTTTGCTCTTGTTCATGACTCTGTGCTTGCGGAAGTGCCGATAGAAGAAGTAGAAGAGTACAGTGCGATTTTGAAAGAAGAGATTCAAAAAGATCGCGGTATCTATATTCCCGGGGCTCCTGTAGGTTGTGACTTTGAAGTAGGAGACGATTACTCAATGGGTAAGTTTG